ATTGGTTTCTCTTGCTCTTTTATAATATCTGGTCATCATCTGATTTAACATATTTAACTATATCACAAATATCACAATCAAGAATACGGCAAAGATCGTTGAGTGTTTTTGTTGACACATCCATATTGTGTTTCAGCCTATGCAGCGTGCTATGAGACATATGATATTTATTTGTAAGTGTGTACCAGTTCTCACTTGACTTTTCAAGTGTATTCCAAAAAGGGGAATAATCAATCATCACAGCACCTCCATTTCTAATAGTCTATGAAATAAGTGTACTGTGTATACTTTTACTTGAATATCTTCGTTAAAACGAATATAATGACTGTATAATATTATTCATACAGAGGAGGAGAAAGATATGGCTATGATTAAGTGTCCTGAGTGTGGACAGGAAATTTCAGACAAAGCAAAGAAGTGTGTACATTGTGGAGTTAGAGTAAAAAAAAGAAATACAAAGAAATTCATAATTATTTTTTCAATTATTTTTGTGTTATTGATAACGGGAGTTGGAGGAGGATTGATAGCATATAAATCACATCAAGAAAAAATCACAGCTGAGTACAAAACGTGTATAAATGAAACCGTTAAATTAATAACAGATAGTAGCACGGATCTTGAACAGACAGGAACATTTATTCATGAGGTATGGAACAATGCAATCGAACAAGTACTTAATGATGCAACTGATAAGTATACATTGAAAAATCAAAAACCTCAAAAGGGTGCTTCCTTTGAAGAAGCCTGGGCATGGCTTGGTGGTGATAATTTCAATGATTATAATACCGCATTACAGAACTTATTTAGTGATGAAATGTTTGTAGAACAAATTGATAAGATAAAAAATCAGAAGAAAAAAATTGAAACAAATATGCAGAAATTAAAGGATGTACCTAAAGGACAAGAGGAAGAATACGAAACCATAAAGGAGTATTATAACGTATATATTTCTTTTGTTACTCACATTACAGATGTAAATGGTAGTTTGCAGTCATGGACGAACACATATAACGAAACGGACAGTAATTTAAAAAGTAGTTATGAAAAAGTGAAAACATATATTACAAAATAACAAATATAAGAGAGGAGAATCGTTTATGAGCAAAATGAAAAAGATGTTAAAGAAAATATCTATTATGTTGTTGGTCGTAATTTGTATGTCAACATTCACAATTCCTAATAATATTGGAATTGGAATTGGAATACAAACAGTAGAAGCTGCGAGTCCTGTGAAAATTAACAAGTCATCTGCGACATTGATTCCTGGACAGAAAATTCAATTAAAAGTAAGTGGAACAAAATCTAAAATAAAATGGTCATCAACGAAAAAGTCAGTAGCAACAGTAACATCAAAAGGACAGGTCATCGCAACGAAAAAGGGATCTTGTTATATTATTGCTGCTATAGGAAAAAGACAGTATAAATGCAAAGTTACTGTTACAGAATTGACATCCTTTGCACTTAATAAGAAAGCATTATCTATTTATGCTGGGAAAGGCTATCAATTAAAAATAGCATATAAACCTCAGAAAGTTAATTTATCATATACTGATGTAAAGTGGAGTTCTTCAAATAAGAGTATAGCCAGTGTTAATAATAAAGGGTATATTCGTGCTTATAAAAAAGGTACAGTATACATTTCTGCAAAGGCAGGTAAAAAGGTAGTTAAATGTAAGGTTACTGTTAAACCTGCAATAGTGAAAGTAAAGAGTTTGAAAATGTCAAAGACAGTTTTAAATATGTCAACGAATGATTATGCTTTCTTAGATGTGGATATAACTCCTAGTAATGCAACGAATAAAAAGGTATTATGGAGTTCTTCAAATAACAAAGTGGTAACTGTAAATCAGTATGGCTGGGTAGACTCAAAAGCGGAAGGAACAGCGTATATTACAGCCAAAGTAGATGGTATAACTGCAAAATGCAAAGTTATTGTAAAAAAGAAACCTGTTGTTAGTTATATAAATAATCGTTCGGTGGAATACTATGATGATGAAAAAGTTGAGAGACTTTTTTGGGGATTTTTAGATCAGGATGAAGAAGTAACTTCAGGTCAAGGAAAAGTTAATATACGAATTGAAAATAATGGAGAAAATGTATATAAAAAGACATTTTCATATTCAAAATCTGATTTTAGTAATTGGACAAATAGAGTAGATGGTACACGGTATTTATGTAGTATAACTATTCCAATAGATGATATTAAACCAGGAAAAAATAACAATGGTGTCATATATTATCAGGTTATAGATAAGGATGGTACGTTTGATGAGTTCTCATTAAATATCTATAGTATACCACAAAAAACAATTTCAGTGACACTTCCAGAGTTGCCAACAAGTGTATTGGATGAGGTTTCTTTATATAATAGTATTACAGGTAAATATCGTACGGGATTATGTAACATAAATATCCAAGATGTAAAAATAAGCAAGGATAGTACAAGCTTAAAAGTAAATATTACAGGAGATGTTACACCTTTTATAGATACAGTAACATGGACATCTTCACATGAATATAAATTTAGTTTAGTATTAATGAAAGGGGATGTTGTAATGAAGACTTATCATGTGTATACTCCAAAGATATATTTGAACCAAAAGTTTGAATGTTCGGCATATTTTTCTGAACTTGATAATAGCGAGGAATATTCGTTACATATTACTTCATATTAATTGAAAAGTATATAATATCGCATACCCTTATTTGGCGGTCAGTGTATAGATGTACCAGATACACCCCCTAGCAGAAAATGAATCATATTTTTTAGTTTTTACTACCCCCTAGTTCGTTGGTTGGTTTGTGAGCGGTTTCGTACGAATGGAACAGATACGCCCACGGATGGACAGATGACAATATCTCAAAATGTAAACATGCCCCCATGACATAGAATAGGCTAGAGATTTAACACCTCTAGCCTATTTTTTTACGTTATATTAATAGATACACAATTAATATTATGCCATTTTAAGCTTTTTTCTTTCTTCTGGTTGTACTTCTGTACTTCCGTAATAGTTCCTTATATCATCCATAGATAATTTTTTGTGGCTTCTTTTCCTGAATGATTCAGTATGAAAATACCACTTCTTTTTTTCTCTTGCCCACTTGAACCCTAAAGCTTTTAATATATCTTTGTGTTCGTATGTGTTGCCGTCTACCCATATCCAACAACCTACAATTTCAATATTGATATTCTGTAATGTGATAATACTTTGTAAAACTTCCCTTAACTTTTCATCCTCTGAAAAATCATATTTCATATTATTATAACTCTTTTTGTCGGTGTCGCTTGTCTGCTCTGTCTTGTGTTCGTGTCTATCCTTTAACACTTTGAAAAGGTTGTCATATTCTGCATTGACTTCTTGCGTTGCCTCTGTGCTTCCGTTTGGGTTGTCCGGGTGGTACTTTTTTAATAGTTCTTTGTACTGTTTTCTTAATTCTTCCAGTGTATTTACATTATTAAAATATCTCATGTTGTCCACCTCCTACATTGTTATAAGTCTGATTTCTGAACAGTTGTTCATTGCTCTAACTTCTTCATTGCTTAACTTCTCAATTCCTACTAAGTCACCGTTTACATAAATCTTATAAGTTTTCATATCGAAAAACCTCCTTAAAAATATTGTGTTGATTGATTTGATACCATTATAATACACTAATAAGTGTACAATATCAATATACAAATTCACTAAAGAGTGTACAGAGATCTTGTACAGTATGTACACTAAGTAGTGAATTTGCACAATAAAAACGACACTAACAAGTGTACATTTTGTATATTCTGTCAATAGACTTTGCACACTAACAAGTGTACAATACAGTTACAAGGTCAAACAAAACAGACCTACACAAAATCAATCAAACATATTTAAGGAGGTAGTCATTATGTGTATGACAAAAAAAGAATTAGAAGCAAAGGTTGAAGAAATCAGAAAGTACAAAGCAATGATTGAAGAAGCAAGCAACATTGAAAAGGTTCTTGAAGCCGAGGTTATTTCTTATATGAATGAAAACAACCTTACAGAAGAAATTACAGACACAGCAAAAATTACTTATAAGTCACAGACAAGAGCAACACTTGACAAGAAAAGACTTGAGGAAGATTTGGGAAGTCTGGAAGAGTACACCAAAACAACAACATACAGCGTATTAAGAATTAAGTAGCAAGCGGTTAGCAATCAGCAGGGCAGAGGGTGGAGCAATCCACCCGACATCCTAAAGAATAGGAGTGATTTATATATGAGTAAAACAAGAATAATCAGTATTAAAGATCTTACATGCAGTACATACAGCGTAAAAGACAATAGCGACAGAGGTTGCCACACCGCTTGTAAATCAGAAATCAAAGTAGGTGACGAGGTTGTAATTGATAATTATTTTACACTTGTAACAGAGTGACATTCCAGGCGGTGACGGTTCAGCCGTGGGAGATTCAGTTCTCCGCTTGCCTATCGGCTTAATAGTAGTCGTACAAAATCAATCAATCAAAATACATATTTTAGGAGGTAGTAATTATGGACAACAGAAGAGCAGAACACACAACAAGACCACTGACGGAGGAAGAAAAGCGGTTTGCAGAGGAACACCACAATTTAATGTATCGTTACATGAAGATACATGAATTAGATCCGGAAGAATGGTATGACATTTTAATCATTCCATATCTGAATGCGGTAAAAAAATATCATCAGTATGAGAGATTACAGAGCCTTAAATTTGAACAGGTATTTTTCAGAACACTTGACAGTGCTAGGAGTAGTTACTGGCGTGATATGAACAGGAAAAAGCGTTGTCCTGAAGGTGGATTATTCAGTTATGATTCATTACTTGATAATGGTTATGAAGAAAAAGATTTTGAATTTTGTCTGATTGATCCATATACAAATGTTGAAAGACAGGTAATTTTAAAAGAATTATACAGAGAGTTTTACAGAAAATGTACAGAGCGTGAAGCATGGGCGAACGATATTAGAAAAACTGAATTAGATATGCTGATTGAGGGACATACATTGAAGCAGATTTTAAGAACCACATTGAAGATGTATGGCGGTTGTAATGATGACGGTCTGTATAGTTGGGCTTTAGATAACGACATTGAGAGATTTAGAAAAATCTTCAAAGAGGTTTTCGGTATCTAATCAATAGTAAGGTTGGGCGGTGTGTCAGAAATGGCACACTTGCCACCAATAGAAAGAAGGTTATCACATGGAAAATAAAGAACAATTAAGACCATTGACAAGGGAAGAACGCAAGTTTTCAGAAGAGAATTACCATCTAATCATGGATTTTATGAAGAAGTCAAAGCTGGATGCAGAAGATTATTTTGATATTGTTGTGTTTGATTTCCTGTTATCAGTAGAAAAGTATTTGAACGATCCGCAATTACAAGCGAAATGCAGTTTTGAAGCGGTTTCCTATATGTATATGAAAAGGGCGGTATTTGTTCACTTTAGAAAACAGAAAGCACAAAAGAGAAGTACAGAAGCCGGATCAGATATTAGTTTAGATTCAATGGATATGAATATTTCTAATCATTCCACAATGGAAACAGCCTCTAATCTGGAATATAGGGAAATGGTAAAGCAGATTGAAAACGGATTGACAGAGGAACAAAAGAAAATATTTTCTGACAAGGTAGAAGGCTATTCACTAAAGGAAATAGCGGATAATCACGGAATCAAACAAAAACGAGTATATAAACAGTTTGACAAGGTAAAGCGAATTGTTACAGAGGTAATGGAAGCATAGAAAGGACGGAAAACAATATGTTTAATTTTAGAATCATCACAACAGCAGACGGAAACCAGATTATAGATAGAAGTCTTAAAACACCATATAACGCATTGACACCAACGCAAATGTTGGAATATACGGAACTTGATAATCAGATGGCATTTATGGACAGGATGGAACGCAAAGCCAAACAGAAAGCGGAACATATGCGGAAACTTGCAAAGAATCCATTGTATAAAATGGCTTGCATGGTTGGTTTGATATAAGAGAAAGAGAGGTAAAGCGAAATGATTACATCAAAATTTTTCAATATGGGACAGGTAGTAACTACAAGATCAATCAATGATCTTATGGCAGCGGAACAGAAATTTGCAGTTGAGGTCACAGTTGCATTACAGAGATTTGCAGTTAAAGACTGGGGAGACATGGACACAGAAGACAAACAGACAAATGAGGAGGCTTTGAATTATCCAGATGATTTATACCTTATGGGTGCTTATAATACCTCAAAAGGCAGAATTTGGATTATTACAAATCGAATCTCCGAAATACCAGGAGACAACGCAACAACAGTTTGTTTCCCGGATGAAAGATAAAAGGGAATTATAAGAATAGGGGACAGTCTGAAATATGGCTGCCCTTAACAGAATGGAAAGCTATACATAAATTGATCTTATCCTGTATCGGTGAATTTTGCTGACCTTGAAAAAATAGGGAAAATCAAGTATAATTGGAGGTGAACATAAAATGAAAGGTTTGGTTGATATGTCAGCAACGACAGTAATTAAGGATATATTAGAAGCAAAGGGAAAATCTCAGATAGAGCTTGCAGAGGAAATAAATGTCACTAGGCAGAATTTGAGTAACAAAATGAGCAGAGACAAATTTTCTTCTCTTGAATTAGTGGAAATTGCGGACGCTCTGGAAATGAATCTGATTTTGAAAGATAAGGCAGACGGAACAGAATATATTATTGATTATCCAGAAGATGAAAAAGGAAAATCAAAGCGAAATATGACAGAGGAAGAGAAAAAGGCTGCACAGAAGAAGTCGGAAGCAACAAAGGCTAGGAACGCAAAGAAACAAGCAGAATCACAGGACGATTAAAAAGGGCACTTGATTTCTCAAATGCCCTAGTGTATAATTTACTTAGAAAGTGAATCGGATGTAATATCCGATTTGCCCTCAGTTGAATACTAAATATGAAATAGCATCTAACTTTGGTCGGTTGGGATGCTATTTCTTTTTATTATTATGATCGTCTATGTAAGACAGAGCCGCAAAAATTACTAGCACTAAAGTTAAAACTTCAAGCGTGTTCATAGGGCATCACCCTCCTTTGTAAACTAGAGGGCATCTAATAATCGGAAAATCACATCCTGCTTTCGTTTCAATTACACAATAACAGTATAACATAAAGGGAACAGATGTTCAAACAAAAAAGAGGTAAATCTACTATATTATATATAGAAGAAAGCCCTCTTATTTTTATGACTGCTGCCTCTGGTGGATATTATCAACAGCCTTTTCAAGTTCTATTGTCTGCCAGCGTTTGCGGATCACATCACTTTTCAGTTGTGCAAGTCGTTTATCAGCGTATTTCTCAAACCAACGCATAAGGGATTTTGGAATAAATTTATCTGGTGTGTGCTGTAGAATGGAAAATAACATATCTTCCAGTTTAGAATGAATCTTATGTAACAAATCTTTGAAGCGGTTCGGCTTCTGAATCTCAATGTAAATGTAAATCAACTCCTTTCTTATATAGTATAACGGACATACGGAATATATACAAGGAATAAGGCAGAAATGACCTCAATTATTTTTTCAATATAAGGGGAATATTATTGAATTTTTGTGTATTAGTAAGTAGGAAGCAAAAAGAAATTTCAATAAAATTTCTGAAAATATGCAAAATAATAATTCAATAAAATTTCTAGGAGGTGTGTGCTTATGTATGAACTAATAAGGGATTTTGAAAACAAGATGCACTTAGAGGGAAAATCCGAAAAGACAATCAAAATATATGTTGCATCGGTAAAGGAATTTTTCAGATGGTTTAATGACAGCTTCGGGGATGTAGAATTTAAGAAGCTGTATAGGGAAAATATTCTGGAATATAAAAGCTATTTGAAGAATGTGAAAATCTGTAAGAGAACAGGACAGAATCTAAATGCAAAGTCCATCAATGCAAAGTTATCTGCACTTATTAAATATAATGAGCTGATGCAACCAGATAACATTGTAATAAGCAAAGCAGACTTGATAAAGGTACAAGCGGAAATAATCAGTCCTACCAATATCACGAAAAAGGAAGTTGAAGAGTTCAGACAAAGAGTGTTGCAATCTGAAGGATGTTCCGCAAAACGGAACTATGCCATTGTTACCATTATGGCTTATGCCGGTTTACGAATATCAGAAGTATTGCATTTGAAAAAGGTAGATGTAAACACTGCTGCGAGCCAGATCAGAGTAGCAGACGGAAAAGGCGAAAAGCAAAGAACTGTCATTATCAATTCAAAAGTTGTCTCTGCCATAAGGGAATACCAAAGGTCAGATAATGTGGAATCAGATTATTTATTCCATAACAGCAAAGGAAAGATTCTGAATCCGTCCACTATCAATAAGGTATTTGATGAATTTAGTGTTGATGGCTACCATATCCATCCACATATGCTTAGACACTTCTTTTGTTATAACGCATTAGAGAGTGGAGCATATAGCATCAATGAGGTATCAAATCAAGCAGGACATACTAATATAAAAACCACATTGAAATACTTAAATCCCAACTTGGAACAAATCAAGAAAAAGAGCGAATTATTATAAATTCCCTGGCAAGGTGGGGAAAATTATTCTCAAAAAGTGCATTGTATATATGTAGGACACAAAAGGAAGGAGCGGTTGAGTGAATAGAGAGCCGAAACCAATAACAAAGCAAACTATACTGCAAATTATTATAGGAAGCATAATTGCGGTATTATTGATAATTTACACATAACGGAGGTTAATTGAATATGAAAAAGGAATTTATTGAGGCTATGAGAGAAATGTCAAAGGAGATGGACAAGATGATGAACGGATTACAGGAGAACGCAGAGAACAGACAGGAGCTTTTTAACTTAGGATTTCAAACTGGTATGCAGACTGGAATTAAGTACATGATGGATAAGATCGAAAAGCAGTATGAGTTAGGAAAGCCAATTCTTGCCAATGATAATCTGTATTGGTTAAAGGGAGCAAAGGAAAATTTGCGTGATATTATGGATGATATTGAAGCGGAATATAACGCAGAAATGGAAAAGAATGAATAAATCGGTTATCGTACACTGTATCGTGTACAACAGAAATGCTTGATTTTCCTATACTTTTTTATTTAGGAAGTGCGATAACCTACCGATTTACTAGGAATAATAGTATATGGTAAATCATTCCTATATAGTGGGAATATTTGAATTGCATATACAATTTAATGAATTGTTTTGCAACTGTGATAAACACTACTATATAGGGCAAAAACAAGGAATTTTGTTGAAAAAATAGTTATCGTCAATAAAAGCAATTTTTAGATACATTATTAGAGCCAGAAGCGAACAGATTAGAATATGTTGATCGGTATATGTTACTTATGATTGTTGATAATGTACTGTATGATATTTTCTGTCCGTAGGTAGAACCATATCTACCTAAAATGGTAGATGATATTAAAATTGTTACGGAAAGAAAATGCCTGTTGTATTTGTTAGAAAACAAAAAATAAAATTCTCCACTACAGGGGAAAACGCAATTTAAAATGTGTATTATATATGTGAAGAAACATGAAGCACAAAGCTACATTTTAGAAGAAAGGAACATTAAGCTATGGATACAAATAATTTTATATTGAATGACATTTTTAAGGACAACGCAAAAGTATATCAGACTAAGCCAGTCAGAGCAACAAAGTATCAGCCTGGTATGGAAACTGGATGGATGGTATATATGAGTAATAAATTTATGAAAGATATTGAAAAACGCTGGCATGAAGGTATGAAGTTCTTTGATACAGAACAGGAAGCATGGGATTATATCAGAGCAGACAATAAGCAGTACATTAAGGTGAATGGTGTAGCAGTCGAGATTGAAGTCGATTATGATGCACCAGTACCAGTATTACATAGGAAAGAAACTGATTTAGAGAAGAAAAATAGTGACTGGGGCTTTGGAGAATATGCGCTACTTTCTGATGAAACGTATGTGTATGATTTTTATATTCTTGCATCTGATAGTTGGATTATACAGGATGCGGACGGGACTATCAGAGTATGGGATCATAATAGTCCAGAGTGTTGTAATGAGTTGTTCTTTGGCAAAGATGATGATTATGTCTGTGAGAAAGTCGCAGATGATACATATATCAAAGTTGCGGTATAACTTCTGAAATTTACATATGGAAAATAAGTCAAATTCATTGTATAATAATATAGATATTTAGGAAAACTTTCTAAATATGTTGATTGATTGAAACGGAAAAGGTCATAGTTCACGCTATGGCTTTTTCTAATGCGCAAAAATAAGCATATCTCCGCAGATTTTACCTGTTTTTGATATGCTTATCAACAAATGCACAATATATAGTATATGTAAAATTGACAAAATACCACATATGGCATTTTTAAATGCCTGAAATGAAAGACTGATTTCAAGTGGAAAATTACCATAGAGAATTGCGATTTCTATACCGGGAACGCATTTCTTTTTCAATGTCGAAAATAATTTTATCTGTTTTCTGATGTAGTTCGCTTATATTTGAGTTGCTATCTGGTATAGGTAAATCAAAAGAATAATCCATTTTGGCAACTTTTATATATAATCTAAATATTTCATAAAGTTTTGAAAAAATCAAATCATAATCTATAGAAAGAGTATTTTTAAAAATCTTATTATATTCTGCTAAATCTTCAATATAAGAGAAAACGCAGAACTGATAATTTTTAATATCTTCTAAAGCATAGTAGAGTTTTTCATCTTCTGGATCAGTTAAATTTTTCCAATTTTCTATTTTATTAAAAAACTCATATATTTCATAAGGTGCGCCTTCTATAAAACTATACACAAAAGAACGAGAACACATCATGTCAAGAGCAATGCTATTTGAATTACTTAATGATTCTAAGAGCCTAAGATAATCAGTTTTAGCATTAGATTCTTGCGAAATGGGATCGTCTGGACAATAAGGCAGTCCATATATATCGAGAGTATGGTCAAAATCATTTTCAAGATTATCAGCCATCCTATCTATGTATCGAATAATATCTTCTTTTTTATCGAGGTCAAAGTTTTGCAATTTAGTTGACAAAATATTAGATAGTCTGTAAACAGATGCAGATATATCCTTTTCACGCAAGTCATTACTTCTATTTTCATAAAATTCATCTTCTTCATTATGTTCTTCAGGAGATAATGAAATATATTCCTCCCATGAATCAACACCGAGCATTTCTTTAACATGATAGCATGGAGCGGTAACACCATCTTCCAACTCAATCATACAGTTTCTAGGAAGATTTTTAACTATATATTGTTCTGGTTGAAGATTTTCTTCATCTGCAAAATTTTTGAATAGTAAGTATAAATCAGACCGTGAAATATTTTTTGTCCGTCTATTTTCTATGTTTGGCAGCCATGATTTGTTTTTACCGATTTTCTCTGATAATTGGTATGCTGTCAAATTATGTTCTTTTCTTGTATCTATAATTAACTGTATAAGTTCATCTGTTATTTTTATTTTTTCAGGAAACATTAGAATTACCTCCTTAAATAATATGTACATATTATAATGCAAAATAAAGGATATGTAAAGAAAAAGCTTGCAAACACATGTAAAATAAATAATATGTACATATATATGTAAAGTGCTTGACAATATGTACATATAGTGCTATAGTAAGACCATGCAAGAGAGATACAAAGGTTTTCAGAAAATATTACATCGTATTTCAAATGCAATTATAAAAGTGATTGGTACATAAAAGAAAAAGCCGATAGCAACAATCTGGATGCTGGTAACATCCAATGCTAAAGGCTCATGGTAATTGTGACAAGTCTGGTAAACTTGACACACATATTGGTATCTAAAATATTATCATGGAACATTCTTTTAGTCAAGCATTAGCGGTCTGCTGATTGCTTATTTCCCAAACACATTTATATAGAAGAAACACAGTACCTTGATAACTTAATAAAAAATAAGGAAAGTAAAATTGATATGACCGATCTTAGGAAAGAGATTGGAATTGCACCGACTGAGTTTCACGGCTATTTGTCAGAATCGGAAGAGAATGTGCTTATCCTTAATGGTCTGACAATGCCGTACAGTAGAGTGGACGCAATGACAGAGAGCATTCAGAAGGAAGCGGACATTATCAAAAATTCCCGAAAGGCTACAACGGAGGTTAGGACTGGAAAGAACATTGATATTTTCGCTACACCAACAGTAGAACAGACAGTATCTACAGCAAATAAGCCAAAGGGATTGACAGCATTAGAGAAGTTAAGAGCAAAGAGAATTAGCAAGTAACATACCTACATTAAGAAAAGGAAGGTAAAAAATTATGAGAACAAAAATCGAAGCAGTATTAAACAACAAAGATGCAAAGGCACAGGATTATTTTGAACTGGTAAACATCTATGAGTATTCGCAGGTAGCATTACAGAGAGACGGAAAAGATGTTATTTCTATGGATATTAACGAGGTTGAAACATATCCTGGTTGCTTTGAATTTAGAGAGAAATGTACCTCCACACATTATTCTGTAGAAGAAAATAACATTGCTTCTGTAACAGGAAGAATGCTTGACGGCATGGACACATTCTTGATCGAAGCAGATTTAAAAGATGGTAGCAAGCTGGCAGTTGTTATATATCATGTAGATACAAATGAGAAAAGGGAAGTGTCTGAAAGCTATTATGAATCCGATGTCTTTTCGCTTATGGATTATCTGAATGAAGAAGATCATAAAGTGATGATGGCAATTATCCATGATTTGTTTGGTCTTGAGATCAAAATGAATAGTGTTAGAAATTGTACTTTAACAGAGACAGAAGAAGCATTTGAAATGCAGATCGACACAATGACATTCTCGCTTATGGATGATAGCTGCAATGAAATTTACATCAAGGAAGGTAGTGTTACAGACACAATTATGATTCGCCCGTATGGTCAGCCATTCTTAGAAATTTCTATTCTCGTATCAAAGGGAAAAAGCAAGTAAAAGAGAGAACAATATAACAGAGGTCATTCAGTTTGAATGATAAAGGAAATTACGAGATATTTTCTCATTACTGCCTTATATCATAGAAGAAAAATAGCAAAAAGCGAGGAATTTAAGAAATGAAAACAGGAAAAGTTAAGTGGTTCAACGATGCAAAAGGTTATGGATTTATCACAGATGAAGTAGGAAGTGATGTATTTGTGTATTATTCAAGTATTCAGATGGAAGGTCGGAAGTCTTTAAATCAGAATGACATTGTGGAATTTGAAATTGGAGAAGGCACAACCGGCAGGACACAGGCGGTAAATGTCAAGAGAATTTCTAATAATAAGAAATACGATGACATGACACAAGCTGAATTAACAGAAGAATTTGTCAATATTATAAAACAGAATTATGAGAATGGAATATGTTTATTAGATTCTAATTATGAACTGATACAATTTGATCAAATCTTAGAGAAAGATATTATTAAAATTGATGATGCAATTAGCATTGTGCGTAATTTAAAGAGAATGCCCAATTTTAAAGAATATTGTAAAGGTATGACTCAATAATCAAATCAGTAAAAATCAATCTCCGAGTGGAGAATATATAAGTAACAGAGATATATTTGCGGTGAGAGTAGCAAGTCTACCAATGAATGAGATTGGTTACAATGTCATCTAATGTAGATGTACATAATTTTTCCTTTGATTAAAACATATATCAGTGAAGATGCTGATTACATATTTGACGGAATCACAGGCACATTACCTTTATGGTGGTGTGCCTACATTAAATTGAAAGAGAGGTGCAAAAAATGATTCAGATTGACAATAATTTAATGTAGGACAGGAAGTACATTTAGTAGGTCGTAAATGTTATATAAACGGCAAGAAGAAAAGATTCAAATGGGTTGTGAAATCAAAGAAAGACAAGCCATTGAAAGTATTGTGCATTTTCTATATGCACAAATTGTATGGTGAAGATGAACTATGCTATAACATCGAAAATCATGGAAAAGTAAAGGAAAATCGGATGCTTGTAGATTATGAATCGGCACAGCAGCAGTGTGATAGATGGAACGAAGAAGGATATGGTATTTAAGATCGGAGGGATGAACTATTTGCAAAGGAGCTAATAAGATGAATGTGTATATAGTCAGATCACTAGCAATGACAAACTGGCTATGTAACAACGGATTTAAGATTTTAAAAGTTGAGGATTCGGAAAAAGATGATAAGTTAAAGGTTTTTTTATTTAAAGATTCGCCAGCTTTACACGACACTATGATGAAGTACAGAAAGAGAGTGTGAGTGTATGGCAAATGGCAAGCAGAATAAGAAAAAGACAAATTTAACATGGGAAGATTTTGAGACATATCTTCCTGATTATGGATTTGATGAAAAACAAATGAACTTTTTCAAGGACACATTTGAGATAATCACAACTAATCGAGATACAGACAAAGTTACTTGTTTTGCTAATAGATGCGGCATAGGAAAATCAACGTTTATTCATACATTTATGCATTGCTGCATTGGAGATAGTTTTTATGGTGGACGGCATAGACCTCAAGGATTATTAGTTATAACGGATTCAATTAAGAGATTAGAGGAGCTGTCCAGCACTAATAAAGACAGAATAGAAGCAGAAAAGTATTGGGGAGAAATTTTCAAAGAGTGGGGCATTGAATACCACTATAAGGAATTTGAAAAAAGTGTAATTGTACTGAGATCAGATGAACCATTTAAGGAGCAACTTATCAAGCAACATTACAAGCCAATAGTTCTACTTTCTACACAGCGTTATTTCATGTTGGGAGATAATATCAGAGAACAACTTTTCTCGTTTACTTATAATGGAGAAACATTAAAAAGAGATATTGTTATCTTTGATGAAAGCCCACAATTTTCAGAAACTGTCACAATCGACAGCGATAACTTGTCCAGAATCGAGGCGGCATTATACAAAGGGCTGTCCGATGAAGTTAAGGACAAGGAGTTTGTAATAAGAGAGTATAAGGCATTTAAGGATAGACTGCTTGAACAGATGGACGAGAAGGAAAAACTACTGAAGGATTCTAATGTTACTATATATTGGAAAGATACACGATATTCCAGTATAACACCAAATGATGATTTACTTTTTTCGGTATTACAAGACAATATAGAGTCTTTGACAAAACAGTATAATTGCATATGGAAAGATATGCAATGCCTAAAGGAGATTGCTAAGAATGGAGCAATATTTAATTCTGTAAAGAAAAAATATGGAAACTATGAACGTTCATTTGTGCTAGTCGTAGATAATAGGAATCATTTCTTTTTAGGACAAGATAAGAAGTTTTTTGTATTTGATGCTACAGCAGATATTGATCCGAGATATGACCTTGATTATGTGGAGATTGTAACAGGAGAAAAATATAATAAACCTTTGAATATGTTAATAACAAATGTTCAGATTTCCACTAGCAAAAATGTCATGTGTAAAGGAAATAAAAGAGCAATCACAACCTCAAATACCATCATTAAATACTTGAAAAACAAATTAAAACATGGCATAGGAAAGCAACGTGAAATTTTAATAGTAGTATATAGTGATTTGCTAAGACGATTTCAAAAGGAATTTGACAATGTAGGTTATTTTGGAAATCTTAAAGGATTCAATGATTTCAAGGATTTATACAGAATGGCACACATTGGAATGAACAGATTTCCTAACATGGCATATTTCTTTATATATTGCGGTTGTCATATGGAAACATACAGGCAGCTTATGGATATGTCAGAGGAAGAATCACTGGATTTCTTTAGTGCATTAAGTAAAAATCATAACAAGGAATACGAAAGCATTATAACATCCGTCATGCTTAGATGTATGTTAGCTGATTTTGAACAGAATATATTCAGATTGGCAATCAGAAATTATAGCAATACAGAAACAGTTCATATCTGGACTTTCTACAATTCTAATGATTCACTGTACAGTGAGTTATCTTCAATGATCGAAGAAAGATATAAACCCTATGGAACAATATTTGAATATGAAGATACTCCCGAAGAATTACTAATTGAAAAAATTAGGGATAGAAAGCCACCAGAAGGAAAGAAAATGACAAATGCACAAAAGATTATAGAATGGTGTGATAAACAAAAATCTGGAAAAGTATTTAAGTTAAATGAGTTATTACAAGATACAGGAATGAATAATGATTCATTCAAAAATACTAGAAAAGATAATCAGACAATAAAAAAGTTATTTGATGATATGAAAACTGATAAAAGAGGTTATTACATGATTGTATAAATTTTTAGGGGGGATTCTCTAATATATTATATTAGGAAAACCCACCCAAAATGAGAATGGAAAAATAAATAAAGTTACAACTGATAATGATTTTCGCTTGATTGGACTGGCATATTGCGTAAGCAATGTGGCAAGACACATCAACGAAAAAGGCTGACAGATTAGATTGACACCCTTCAAGGGTGGCAAGCTAAGATGGCTGACTAACAGGGTGTGGGATATTCCCACTAATGTATTTTACTTTCTTTGAAACCATCCTTTTCTACTAAGCTGCACAACGCAATCAAAGATTGCTGTTTCGCTAAGTGAAAAGCCTGCGCCAAAGAAAGTAACAAAGAAAGCGCATGAGATTAAAATAATTATTCATTTAGATGATCGGTACAGATTTGACAACAATCATATCCAAATTCAGCATCACACCAACGTAAATCATGGTCACAGTATACCCGTAAAAAATCCCCTTTTTCATAAGATTTTTCTTTGTTTACGTTAGAGGAATTTACCCAACATTTGTGTGAAAAAGGACATTTTTTTAAATCATCCCAGTCTGTTATTACAGGATAATGAGTGTCAAAATCTAAGTCGTGTCCATTCATAATATCACCTCCCCTTTATATTATACTATGTTATTAAAATAATGGGGAGTAATTATATTACATAGTAGTTAGAAAATATATTGTGAAATGAAATTCTATGATACGGAGAACAATGATGGCAGAGAACATAACAGATATATCATACTTAATGATACTAGACAAGATTTATACAGTAACAAGTATATCATTTGCAGATATGACTATTACAGCAGAAGATGAGGGAATAAATAAAAAGGATGTTCCTGAATGTGAGATATTTGGAGTAGAGGATGTTGAGGAGTTTAGCATTAAGCTGGTGAATAGGATTACCCCGGCTGAGATTATCGACTTTTTGGAGTGGAAAAGGAAAAATAATGTCCAATGAAATTGGCATTTCCTACTTGCCTAAAAGTGGTGTATACAAAGGCTTTAAATGCACGAAAACAGATCTATTTTGAACGATAGATGTTAGACGATAATTTATACCTATGATGGGATAAAATTGAATTTAATATCAAGAATCGCATTGTAGGTACAACAAATAACATATAAACAAACATAGGATGGAGGTTGTTTTTAATAAAATATACAGATTCAAAGATTATAAAAGTAAGAAGTGTTCAGGCAGCAAGTGTCTATAGGGTAGCACATGGATATAAGTTTTTGGTAAAAGATAAGAACAACATATCAGAGAAGTATGTTGATTCATACGTAGACTATAAATCGGCAGTTATCAACAGGAGTATGTTTTCTGCCTACTTGCTGAAGCATGGTGTTACTCTGAATAAGAAAGGCAATAGTTTAGATCTTATATTGATGAAGTTTGAGTATGGTGTCGATGCGGATGGTTCAACTGGTGACGGTTCAAGACCATCTGTGTCAGCAAATGAATTAAGAAAGTATTTCTATGAGAACAATGCAACTATTACATGGGTAACATTTGATAAGAATAAGAAAGAAGTTCCAGAACTGACGAAAACTATCACGTATAAAATGCTGTGTAGGAATCCTGGTAAGGCTAAAAAGGGTGAGTGTTTCTTCATCAGAGAAGAATTATATAATAATGTAATAAGGTATATTACTATGGGATTAATTGATAAAATTCCTGATGGCAAAGGAGCCAAGATTGTTGAGTTATCAGCTTATGCACCACTAATAACTGCTACGGCGATGGATTTTATTCATATACCACTTGATAACATATTGGTTATAAAGGATGAGAAGGTTTCATGCAGAAAAAAGGCTTGTGTTGTTGGTGTAGAGGAGCAGAAAAAGCAGGTACGAGACTTCAAGGAATTTGAAAAAATAATAAATCCTATGGGGTATACAACGTATAAGACAGTATTAGAAGGTCATCCTGAATATCGGTTGATAGGTAGGACAAAAAAGGAGTTACTAGAACATGATATAGATATATATGATTGCCCAGTTCAAGAAATTAATTATTCTGATGGCAGGATTCATAACAAGTGTGTTGTAAAAAGAGACGAGAGAGAAATATCTAACATTCTATGGGATGGTATGGGTCTGATAGATTCATCAATATTTCCATCTGATATGAATGGATTTATATATTGTAGAAGCCATTTTTTCAAGAGCTGCTTATTTAAGGGCAACATCCAGCAGTATTTTCAAGATTATTATAAAGATGACTATGAAAATGCTTACATTGCAAGTGGAGTTGATATGTTCGGTCGTAAGATGAAAGTGTCTAATATAAAAGTTATAGTTACTGATAATTCATTGAAGTGGCTGAAGTTTACAGATTACATGAGTGAATCAGGTACAAAAAAAGCAGCTTTTAGGGCATATAAAAAGATTATGAAAAATGATGGCTATACTTTTCAAATTATAAAGACGGCACATAGCAGTAAGTATGGTGATTTACAGAGAACATCATTCCAGATGAATAATACCTTGCTAACAACTGATGAAAATATATTGGAGAAGATAGCTTCTACCAGTATTGATTTTTGCAATAATTTGAAACTTAATGATGGCGCATTCATAGACTATCTACAGGCTACATCAACAGAGAAGTATAGTATAAACAAGGTGATGGTGGCTTTGTACAACTGGAACAAGGATATTATCAATACTGAGTATTTCAAGAAGAAAAGGCGAGAGATGATTAGTAGTTTGAAGAGAGAAAGGTTGTTACTTGGCAAACTATTCCAAAATGGAGATAATTTAACCATTTGTGGAAACCCTATCGCCATGTTGATGAAGGTAACTGGACAGGATTTCTTACATGAAGGGTGTTTCTGTTCACATGATGACAGAATAGAGTGTTACACAAAGAGATTCGCTAAAGGTGAGAGGTTGGCTGGTTTCAGGAATCCACACAATTCACCCAACAATATAGTTTGTCTTGAAAATGTTTACCCCGAAGAGTTGATAAAGTATTTTCCTGATCTTGAAAAAGAAATAATTGTGATCAATGGTATAGGTACTGATGTACAAGACCGGCTCAATTCACAGGATCTTGACAGTGATACAATATATACGACTAATCAGCCTGAAATGGCAGAACTGGCACATAAGGCATATATTGAATATCCTACGATAGTGAATGATATACCAAAGAGTACAAATAGCGATTATGATAAAAGTATGATATCATTTGCCAATATGGACAACAAGATTGCAAATGCCCAGTCAGATACAGGTGTATCGAGTAACATTGCACAGTTGGCATTAAGCTATTGGTTTGATGGTGGCTGTGAGAGTACAGAACTGGAAGATATATTTATAATTTGTTCAGTGCTTGCACAATGTAGTATTGACAGTGCGAAGAGAAATTTTGACATTGCGGTTGGTAAAGAGCTGTCTAGGATTCAGAAGATGGAATGTATGAATCCTTTGAAAAAATATCCGAAGTTCTACGCTGATGTACAAGAATTAAAGGACAGGAAGAAGAAAAGGAAAAAGAAAGAAATCGATACAACAGAAGTAAAGTTTTTCAATTGTCCTATGGACATCTTGTATCAGACTATAGACAAAGGCATAATTGATCTCAGAGAGAACAAGTATAGGTCATTTAGGAGTAAAGGAACAAGTTTGAGAAGCTTTTTGATACCATTGAACAAGGAAGATAGAAGCAAGGCTAATAGGAAACAACAGAACAGTATAATTGAGATAGTTGAGATTTATGATAAAGAAGTCAGAGGACTTGAAAAATGTTCAGAGCATTACAACAGTGATAAACAGGATGCTTACGATGAATGTATGAAAAAGCTATCAGGCAGAAAAATTAACGAGAACACTATGCGTGCGCTGATTGGAAAAGCACTTGATAATCCTAAGATTATGGATAGTTTATTTGTGACGTTGTATGACAGTAATTCAGAGTCGTTTTTAAAAATGTTCAAAAATGAGCAAAATTGTCACACAGAAGTAGGAAAAACACCTAGAAAATAATGCAAATTGTTTATTTGCCTATGAAGAGATGAAAGAACCGTAGGTCTAGTAGTCTCTTCATAATTGCTTTTTGCTGATTCAAACTAGGTGAAAAGTAATAGTATCGAGTGCGATATTCAAAACAATGATGATGTAGGTGGACAGACTGCATCAAACACGGTCTGTCCATTTATGTCAAAAATCTTTAGCGGTAGTCTCCGCATTTTCCATATTATTTTTATAAGAAATATTGTTATTTCAATAAATATTAAGCAAAAAAAGGAGGGCATATATGACACAGCAGGAATTAAGAGAGCTTTATATTGATAGACTAGAGAGGGAAAAACAGGTATATATATCTAAGACCACAGGGATAAGCACATCTATATTATCAAATTTCAAGAATGGTAAAATTGAGTTATATCCGCATCTTTTCGTTAAGTTGGAAAAGTATCTAACAAATTCATAATATTTTCTATTATTTATTCTAGGCTCAATGCCGTAGGTTGTTATTCAACATGAAAAATCCATAAAAAAGAAGTGATTACATGAAATTAAACATGGGAGATCTCATCAAGTATGATGGGGCAATTTATGAAGTGGTGGCTGTAGTATGGTCAACGCTTTATTTGCGTGCTGTCAATTCAGACAGATACGATTTCAAAATTGATAATTTAGGTAAGTTGTACAGGGACATTGAGTTCCTGGGAAAGGAAAAAATTTATGATATTTAATTACACATTAGAAGATCTAGCTAGGGCAATAGCCGGTCTTGAAGAACATGAACAGAATGCCATTATAGGTAATAATTTGATTAACATGCAATATTTGTTGAAACTGATGAATGACGATGGCACTTGTAAAGATACAATTGAAAAATTGGATGAGGGCATAGAGCAGTTGAATAATACTATAGAGCAGTATGAAAGACTTGCCGATGCGATACTGAGTTTGAAAGTGTCTATAAGTGAAAAGTCGGCTACACCAGACTCTGTTGTAGAAGATTATGCAGAACTAGACGAGGAAGAACAGAGAAAGACTGTTATTGATCTCCTTAATACAGATGGATTCCAGCAGAAGTGTTCTGAGGTTCTAGTTGATGACTTAAAGAGAATTGTTGCTGATGATCCAACATTGCAGCTCATTGACAAAACATTCAATATCACAAATATACTAGGTGATATGATAACTCAGGGTATTGGTTGCGATCACCATTATAGAGGGTAGGTGAAGTGCAATGGGTTCAATAAATGAGTTTTGGGTAAAAGTTCAAGCGCAACTTGAAGATACCAAATTCAAAAAGCAGATGGAACAGTTATCAAAAAAGAAATACAAGGTCAATGTAGATGTTTCTAATTCTGGTTCAAAGAAAGCAACTAGAGACTTAGAACAGTTAGCTTACGAAGCCACTCATACACAGACAGTATTTGGTAAGTTAAAGAGGTCTGTAGGAGAGACGTTTTCGGGTAATAAGTTGGCAGTAACGGCATATCTTGCCATATTAAAAGCTATTAAGGGCGTTGCAAGTGATGCAAAAACTGCTATTGTCGATATGGATAAGGCGGTCACTGATTTATCAGTTGCACAAGGACAGGGAAGAGATACAGCAGCTAATTATTTGAAACAATTGAATCTTCAAGCTCAGAGTATAGGTGCAACAACAAAAGAAGTTGCTCAGTCTGCTGATTCATGGCTCAGACAGGGCAAGTCAGTAAAAGAGACTGGTGATCTTGTATATGATTCAATGATACTGTCTAAACTTGGACAGATAGAGAGTGCAAAAGCCAGTGAATATTTAACATCTGCTCTTAATGGCTATAAGAAGAGTGCTTCTGAGGCTATTGATATAGTCGATAAATTAACAGCGGTTGACATGGAATCCGCTTCAGATGCTGGTGGTCTGGCTGAGTCAATGTCAAGAACTGCGTCTGCTGCCTCAATGGCAGGAGTGAGTATGGACAAACTCATTGGTATGATAAGTACAGTTAAAGAGGTAACACAGGCAAGTGATGAGTCTGTCGGAAATATGTTTAAATCTGTCTTTTCTCGTATGAACCAGATTAAAGCTGGTAAATTCGTTGACGAGGAAACAGGAGAAAGTCTAAATGATACCGAAAAAGTCTTAAATGCAATCGGTATATCTATGAGAGATACAAATGGTCAATTTCTAAGTAGTGAGAAAATCCTTGATGAAGTTGGTAGCAAGTGGAAGTCGTTTGATGGAGTAACACAAAGGGCTGTGGCTACTGCAATGGCAGGTACATATCAGTACAATAAATTGATTTCTCTTTTCGATAATTATTCTAAAGCATTACAATATACAGAGGTTTCAGCAAACAGTGCAGGAACTGCAATAGATAAGTTCAACAATTCATACAAGGAAAGTCTTGAAGCTAAAACGAATAGTCTTCAGGCGGCGTTTGAATCAATGATATTGGATTCGGACATGGATAATGTTTATAGTAATATTATTAAAGCGACAACAGCATTGATTAAGTTCATTGATAAAACAGGAGTGTTAAAAGGTGCTTTAACTGGTTTGACAGTCACTGGTGGGATAAAAACATTTGTGACAATAAAAACAGGAATACAAGAGGCGTATATAGAGTTAAATAAATTTAAAAATGCACTTGATTTGGTTAGTAAGAGTAAGTTATCCACAATAGAATATGATAGATTATTGTTATTAACTAATGGTTTATCAAATAGTCAATTAAAGATGATTGTATCGTCTCAAGCTTTAACCCAAGCTCAAAGAAAACAGTTATTAGTTGCATCTGGATTATCATCACAAGAGGCAGAGTTACAGTTAAAAACATGGGGCTTATCAACAGCAAATAATGGATTGACAGCATCTACAAAATCGGTAAGTAATGCATTTAGTGGTTTATGGACAATCATAAAGGCACATCCTTTGGTTGTATTGGGAACAGCAGTGACAGCAGGAGTTATGATTTGGCAGAAATATAAGCAGTCTGTAATTGATATTAAAGAAGCTGGTGAAACTGCCCGTAGTGAATTCAAATCTATCCAAGACGAAATGAACTCTACCGCTTCAAAGGTAAATGAAGTTAAAGATCGTTATGCAGAACTCGCACAGGGAGTCGGGAATCTTGGCAAAGCAACACAGAATCAGGGTTCATTATCCAACGATGATTATGAAGAATTCTTAAATATTAGTAATGATCTGGCTGATTTATTTCCTACTCTCACCAATGGATATACAGATAATGGAGATGCGATACTCGACTTAAATGGTGATGTACAGACAATTACCTCATCTCTTAATGGTTTAGTAGAAGCACAAAAAGCTGTTGCTGCACAGGATATGGCAAAACAGATGCCAGATATTTTTAAATCATATCGTCAGGATATGAACGATGATGTTAAGAAATACAACGAAGCATTAGAACAGCAAAAGAAAGCACAGGAAGCTATTGCTAAATTAGATGATAGTAATACTGGGGAATCATATATTACATATTTTGATGATCTGTCAGAGATGATGCAGAAACATCAGATGGATTATGATTCATGGATAAGCCAAACGGGTCATAATACTACTAATGTCAAATTAACCTCTGAAGAAAAAGAAAAATTCACTCAAATTTATCAAGACTATTATGAACAGTATCAAAAAACCATATCTGATTTAGAGACTAAAATTGATAATGAAAATAAATCATTTGGACAGTATGTAACACAGTCACTTTATAGTGATGCTACTTATCAGGATTTTGCCAAGAATAATTCTGTCAAACAAGGGATTGTAGATACAATTGTTTCTAATCTTGGTTATGATGACGAAACGGCTGATTATGGTACTGACTGGGATAAGATGTTCAAGGATAAAATACAGGATGATATTATCAATTCTATTGCCAGTATAGATGACACACGAGTTGTCGATGCTATGAACAAAGTCCTGAACGAAGATCTATCCAAAGCTGATTTTGACCGATATGCACAGATCATACAAGACTACGATACTGATCATACAGAAGTCGATTTCTCTTCATGGTTTAAACCAGATGATGCTGAAATTACAAAAACTGCACAGGAACAAAAAGACCGTATCTTGAGTGTGTTTGGAGACACAAGAGAAGGTGATAGACGTGTTTTAAACAACTTTATCGATTCTCTCACTCCTGATAATCTGGATATACTGGATAAACTGTCTATAGATAAACAATCTACTGACCAGACTGCAAAAGAATATGTTGAATATCTTAAACAGAAAATTGAGGATTATATCAATTCGGATGAGCTAGATGCATCATTTAAAGCCGATCCTATTGACCCATTAAAGGATATTAAGGATTCATTCTCTGGTTTTGAAGATATCTATAATGAAATTGTATCTGGTTCAAGTGTAGCTGCTGATGCGATCGAGGGACTGAATGAAAAGTTTGGAGAACTTGATGGCGGTACTGTCCTTGAAGATTTTAAGGATACATTGACTTCTATGCCGGGGGATATATCTGCTGGTAAAGAAGCTTTGAATAAGCTCGCAACGGCATATATAGATAATTCTGACCTGATTAAAAACTTGACTGAAGACAATGCAGATTATGTAAAATCAGAACTTGAAAAAATCGGTGTTGTTAATGCCGATGAGGTTGTTAATAGTCGATTGGCAAGTTCAACAGATTGGTTGACACAAGCGCAGGAAAATCAGAGTGCTATTTTATCAAATCTGTCCACCAATATCAACGCAGCAACAGATGCTAAACGATATTCACAGTTAGCTTCGATTGATTTGCAGAATGCTACATTAGGAGATATTGCATCGTTAATTAATGAAGCAAACGCATCAGGACAAGACGCAACTGCATTACAGAATTATGCGATTCAGAAGGTCGCAGCAAATCAGTCATCTATTTGGACATCTGGTAGTATTCAGAACTTAGCGAAACTGGCTGACTCTTTAGAGGGTACAACTCGTTATATGGGCTTGTATCAAAGAATGAAAAATGCAACCAGTAGTCAGGAAGCTATTGAGATTGAAAAGGAATTAAATCATCAGGTTAAGGTTGCTATTAGTGCAAAAATGGCATCAGATGCACAAGTACAGTATAAAGCACCTAGTACGGTTAAGTCGTCAAATTCTGACAAAACAGGTTCGTCCACCAAAAAGAAAACCCCACTTGAAAAACTTCAAGATTGGCTCTCTACTCTCTTCGACTGGATAGAAATCAAACTGGAACGTCAGACGGATAAGATCAGTAAATACATTTCTAAGGCTGAATCCCAGTTAGACGACAAGAAATATTCATCCTCTGCCAAAAATTACAACAATGCTATAGACGCAACAAATGTACAGGTTGGCTACGAGGAAACTGCTAGAGATAAATATTATACACAAGCAAGTCAAATTCTGGATAAAGCGGTAGCAAGTAAGGTTATCTCACAGAAAACAGCCGATATTATTGCGACTCGTGTTGCGGATGGTAGCATGAATATTTCAGAATACTCAGATGAGATTCGGGAAGTTATCTCCGCTTATCAGGAATGGTATAACAAAGGCAAGGATGCTTCTGACGCATTAGAAGAACTGCACAAGAATATCCGCACCTATATTCAGGATCTGAAGGATGTTCGTGATAAACAGCGTGACGCTAAAATCGATTCCATTACAGGCTATAATGATATTGCGACAAGTACAGTGGCTAATTCAGCCAGAGCAAAGAATTCACAGCTTAATGCTTCTAATTCTTCTCTTGGTAAACAGAACGCAACATATCGTGACTATGTGCAAAATGTAACCCGTGATACAAATGGAGTAGCTGCATCGGCAAATGGCTCAGTTACTAATGCTATTAAAGGGACAAAAGATGCTAAATATCGCACTGCTCTGTTGAATGCTCAGAAAGCGATTAAGAACAAGACTGCTGTATCTGATGCGGATTTATCTACAATCAGTGCACATTCTACTTATGTGTATAATCGGTTATATGCATACAATGTAGCTCTTGATAATGCTGAAACTGCTAGGATGGAATACGCAACAGCTTATTCTAGCAATTACACCGATGCGATTAAGAATATTACAGAGAAGTATAGTAACAAAGACGATGCCACAAATGATACTATGGATTTGAATAGTTCAAAATCTGATAATGCTGTTACGGCAAAGACTAAGAACAAATATCTTAATAAACAAGCTTCTGGATATGATACAATTGCTAAGAATAATCAAGCTGAAATTGATCAATATGCTTCATCTGTAAAATCTGCAAGAAAGACTATGAATAAGTCTGCCACAGCAACGGCTTATAAAGGGTTGGGAAGCAAAGGTCAGAAAGCAGTATCAAATGTAATTGAAAAGGCACGTTCACAGGCAAAATCTAAGAAACCAATTTCTGCATCATTAATATCTAAGATCACAGAATACTATAAAAAAGGATATATCTCTCGTCCATTTTATGAATCTTGTATCCGTTATAATAATGCTCGTGAGTCATTAGATCAGGCAAGAAAACAGGCTGAAATAGATAAGCAGACCGCTATTACACAGAAAGCGGAATTGGCACAGCAGAAGTTCTCCAATATCTCAACGGAGATGGATAACAAACGTCATAAATATGAACAAACTGCTACAGAGTTAAATGCCAAAATGTCTTTATATGAGGAGCGTGGTAATGGAGCTTCTGCTAATTGGTATGTTCGTTTACAAAAGACCGAACAGAAAGAATACGATTCTCTTATAGAAAAACGTAAGAAACAGATCAAAGAATTAGACGACAGTGTAGCTAATGGAAGCATCAAAAAAGGAAGTACGGAATGGCATGACATGAAGTCGCAAATTGACGACACAACCAATTCCATTAATGATGCGAAAAAGGCACTTGCTGAATATAATAATCAGATTTTACAGGTACGTTGGGATCGTGTAGATGAATATATTTCTAAGTTGCAGAATCTTACAACAGAAACTGACTTCGTTATCAATGAATTGTCTCGTAAGGATTTGACATCCGATAAGACTGGTGGCTTAACAAAAGAAGGTAACGCTGTTGCCGGATTACATGTATCTAACTACAAAGTCTACCAAACGGAAGCCAAAAAGTATCAGAGTGAAATTAAGAAGATCAATAAACAACTTGCGGACGATCCGTATAATCAAAAACTGATTGCCCACAAAGAAGAATTGGTTAAATCATATCAGGATGCAATTGCAGGGGCACAAGATGAAAAATATGCCGTGATCGATCTCATTGAAAATGGCTACGCTTCGCTCAAGAATCATATTTCTGATTTGATCGACCAATATAATGATCTCATTAGTTCTGAAAAGAATGCCTATGATTATGCAAACAATATTAGTGATAAGACTCAGCAGATTGCTAATATCCGTAAGCAACTTCAGGCATATTCTGGTGATGTTTCTGAAGAAGCAAGAGCAAAAGTTCAGGAATTAAATGTTTCACTCAAAGATGCTGAGAAAGATCTCAAAGATACGCAGTTTGACCAGTATGTTTCTGCTACACAGGATATGCTCTCAGACTTCCAGGATGATTTGGACGAAAGTATCCAGAATATCATTGACACATTGGATGATAAATTCAAAGGTCTTATTGATACAATCAACGAGAATTGGTCAAGTGATAATAATGTAATTAACAAGACATTATCTACTATTGGTTATAGTGCTACAAAAGATGGACTTAAAATGTATGCTAATGGCGACATTACCAAGAATACAACGGATGCGGTTAATGGAGTTAGGATCTTCTTAGAAAAGGCATGGGCAAAGTATGATAAAACGGCTCATAATTCACAGACAACAAGTGAAAAAGAAAAAGAACTGAAACAGAAACAAGAACAGATAGATGCGTTAAATCAGCAGATTAAAGCACTAAGAAAAGAAAAGGTAACATCAAAAGCACAGAAACAGGATGTTGCGAATCGCATTAAAAATTTACAAGATCAGATTAAAGAACTTGAAGGGAACAAATCTGGTAATTCTTCTGGTGGAACATCAGCTTATGGTGGTGGAAATGGCTCTGAAAACAAATCTACTTCAAAAACGACAAGTTCTGGAACAGATGCAGGTAAAAAGTTGTCAAAGTCCAGGGTACGTGAGATTCAGAATTTCATAAATAGCAGTTTAATTAATCCTGCCAAGGGTAAAAAAATATCTGATTATGATGCTTTTAATCAAGCTATATGGAAATCGTATGGTGGCAAAACTGGTAAGATTTTGTCAAAGGAAGCATTACAACATCTTGCCAACTTGACTGGTTACGCATTCTCAAATAAAGCTACTTCGCCATTCTGGCAGACACTTCACAAATCTGGTATTAAAGGATTCAGACGTGGTTCAGAGGGAATTCCTTATGATATGATTGCTAATCTCGGTGAAGACGGTACAGAGTTACAGTATGATGTGTCTAAGGGTGTACTGAAATCTGTTGGTCAGAATGATATGATATTCACTGCTGAACAAGCTAAGACATTGATGGATTTTGCAAAGAATCCTATGATGTTTAGTAATATGTATACTGGTAATGCATTTAGAATGCCAAATATGCCTGTTACGAATCGGACGGATAATAATGTGAGTGTTACATTCAATGGTGGTATTCATATGGACGGGGTTAATGATCAACAGACGTTTGCTAAGAAACTTGTTGATGTGTACAAAAATAATACATGCAATACAAGAAATATGATTAAAGAAGATGCTATTGGTAGTCTTAGTAATAGATATAATTCTTTGAATGTGAGAAAATGGTAAAAATAGAACATAATTAATAATATATGCATAGTTAAGATCAGGGAGATGGAATATCTGCTTGGTCTTTTCTTATGCTTTAAATAGATATAGGGGTGAAAATAATACATGATGAACGAAAGAGCATTAGATATGCCATTTTGGCAAAAATTGAACATGACAATTAAAGAGGCAGCAGCCTATTCAAATATTGGAGAAAGTACGCTCAGAAAACTTTTAGCCGAGAGAAGATGTCCATTTCTGCTGAAAATTGGAAACAAACAATTAATTAAAAGAAAAGATTTTGAAAAGTATTTGGAAGGTGAACATTATATAGACATGTAAACTTGGAACTGTTATGTATAGATGATATAATATAATCACATTACAGTTCTTTGCTCTTTATAAGGAGGATAGTACATGGGCAAAGATCTAAAAGGAAAAGAATTAGGGCAAGGTATCGTCCAAAAAAAGAGTGGTAGATATGAAGCAAGATATGTTGATCGTTTTGGCAAAAGAATATCGATTTCAGGCAAAGATTTAAAAGATGTCAAAAAGCGATACAATGAAGCATTGTATGAAAATGATAAACAAATCAACATCAGAGAGAATATCACACTCGATGAGTGGTATAAAGAATGGATGGATGTTTATAAGTTTGATGTTATACGAGAAAATACAAAAAAATATTACAACACAGTATACAAAAAGCATATATCACCTTATCTTGGTATGTTCCATTTAACAGATATTACTCAATATCAAATTAAAAAGAGGCTCAAAGAGTTAAAAGAGAATGGGTACAAATTTGAAACTTGTAATAAAGTAAAAATCTTACTGGTTGATATTTTTAATAAAGCTCTTATAAACGAATATGTGCGAAGAAATCCAGCGAAAGGAATCACTTTAAAAAGAGACGAGAAAAAAGATATTAGAGTATTAACCAGAGAAGAACAGGTAACTTTCTTTGATTGTTGTAAAGGCACATTTTACGACAATCTATTTGTGACTGCGGTATCAACAGGAATGCGAATTGGAGAACTTGCAGCATTAAAATGGGAAGATATTGATTGGAATAACATGGTTATTAATGTCAGAAAAACGCTTGTATACCAACAATACGAAGGTGATGCCAAAAAGGATTTTCATTTTGAAAACCCTAAGACAGATACAAGCACAAGAAAGATACCAATTAATAGACAATGTGAATTAGCCTTAAAGAAGCAGTTCATGCAAAAAAGAGCTGTAGCATCCAAACAGCCAATCACAAAAAATGTCAGGGAAGATTGTGCAGATTTGTTATTCACAACAAGATTTAATACACCTTTAAATTCTCAAATTGTATGTGATGCAATCAACAAAATTATTGAAGAGATTAATCTAACAAAAGACTATTTAGATGAAATGGAATCATTTTCTGCACACTGTTTTCGCCACACATTTGCCACACGTTGCTTTGAAGCTGGTATTGCACCAAAGACAGTACAAAAATATCTGGGACATGCTACATTACAAATGACAATGGATCTCTATACATCTGTTATGCCACAGCATATGGAGACAGAGATGAATAAATTTGCAGATGTACTTGACACCATCTCTCAATTGGGTGATAATCTTGTCGAAAAACAATACAAAAATACCATCCATAATGCTAAAATAACTGTTTTTCGTGGAGACTCAATGGTGGTATAACTGGTGTTAGTGGAGACAAATATTCAAAGAATGGCTTAAAATAAGCATTTGTGAAGTACCAATTTTAACAACAAGAATATCTTATTACGTATACCAGATAACCCCGTATTTATGGACAGAAAAGGCGGATAAAAAGAAAGATGAAACAGCAGAATAAACGATTAATACTTCTATGTATAGCAGCTTTGTTGATATTGTTTATGGGAGCCGGGAAAAATACCGGAAATGTGCAGGCTGCGGAATCAGTAAAGAAACAGGAATTATCACAGGACGAGAACACACATACATTTTCAAATGCCAGTGACGGTTCCTTCCAATATGATTATGCAGTAAAGTCAGATTACTATAAAGGTATGGGTGTAGATGAGAGCACCGGACTGAAATATGCACTTGTAAGCTATGATGAGAAGCTGTGGGCGGTTGTAGTAACTAAGAAAAGTGAGTTTAATGGTTCCTATGATACCAGCTCTTATACAGGCAAGATGTCATTGAAATTTAAGCCGGCAACGACAAAGACCGTGCTTCGGTTTTCAAAAAATAAAACCGGAAAAACAGCTCTTGAAAAATGCTTTTACTATAGTGACGATTATTCCATTCTGACAACCGGTTTTTCAAAGGATATATATTACATTGACGGAACACCGGTAAAAGGAATCAAGAAGGTAGCAGGAACGTATTATTTCTTCCGGAAAGGAAAGCGGGTGGATGAAACCGGCTGGTATCCATATGGAAGATCACAGGTATATGTAAAGGATGGAAAGGCAATATTCCGCTTTTCAGGAGATGCCTGTTATTCATTCACAAATGGCAAGAAACAGCGTGTAACGGATCGTTACATCAGCGTTAAAGGCACAGTGTACTGGTTTGATGCAACGGGTGCACTGGCACAGGGAATGAAACAGGCCGGCGGAGAATATTATTATCTGCGGGATGGTGTAAGCCGTCGGAACTATTATAAAAAGGTTGATCGTTATGGCTATTATTTTGGCGAAGATGGCAAAGCAGTAAGAGATACATGGGTAAATGTAAAAAATGCCATGATGTATTTTAATGCAAATGCACGTAATACAAAGACCTATTATCTGGATGGATATAAGGACAGCGAGCGGATCGGAATGTATAAGATCTACAGTAAAAACAAATGGAATTTTGTAACAGATGGCATTTATAAGATCGATGGCTCATTTGTATATTTTAAAAATGGAAGACATTATACATCAACCAGATGGTACAGCTCAAATGATACGACCATGTATTATATCCGAAAGGGAGAAGTGCTCTATAAACGAAAACAGTCCGGAAACGGATATGTGCTGTATCAGGCAAATGGAGTCAGATGGAAGAAAGTTTCCAGTATGTGGGCGCCATATAATAAAGGGAAAACCTTTTACTATGATAAAAATGGAACAAGTCTGTACCGGTATTTTAATGCCAGCTATTCAAAGAGCAAATACAGGAACACAGTATGGATCTATGATGCAGGAAGTTCCGGATGGCAGCAGGTAACAGATAAATTATTAAATATTCATTCGGATTATTATTATATACCGGAAGATGGCGTGATAAAGGCAGAAGAGGGCTGGCAGACCATTGACAAAAAAACTGCAGTCTATACGGATGCTTCCGGAAAAGTATCAAAATACATATATTATGACAAGACCGGAAAATATTCCATATACAGAGAAGGACAGAAGCTGGATCAGATCGTTCCGGGGATTGTTACTGTCCAGATCAATGGCAAGACGGTATATTACCTGATGAATGAACAGGGACAGAGTGTATCTGGAAGTCAGTCCGTGGATGGATATCTATATGACTTTGACAAATATGGACGTGCATATAGCAGACGACTGGAAGGTTCTGTTTACTGGGATATGGATGCATGGATGAAGCGCGTGATCCTGGCATATCTGGGTAAGACAAATATATATTGCAATGTATTTGTCGATCAGGCATTTGCACTTGCTGGTGGAGATGATCCATCGCAGAAACTTGCGGTTCAGTATACAAGTCCGGAAAAAGGCGGTATCCTGTTAGATCGGATGTATACCGGAACGGAATGGGGCGGTGCCGGAACTGTGACCGGAAAAGTTGTTCTGTCAGATGGGAAAAGCTGGATGAAACAGGATTCGATTCAGTTGAATTCAGATATTGTAGATTTCTCATATGATGCATTAACTCCGGGAGACGTGATCGTATATTATAAAAACGGAGAGACAGAGGCAAGCCATGTTTCCCTGTTTCTTGGTAAGTTTAAAAATGCGGCAGCGGTTAAGAAATATCTGATCCGGATGGGTGTTTCCAAACAGTTGGCGGAAGCCTGTGTCAAGGACTGGGGCGCTTATTATGATAATGATGGAACTTACTGGTGTATTCACGGTGGAATGGGAAGCAGTAGTCAGGTCTATATCAGTAACAGTACTTATTGTATTCCGGCATCCGGCAATACATATACATATGGAAGAAAGATCATAAATGTGATCGACTGA